CATCGCCATACAGAATGGGCAACAGTTTAATCGGGCGTGTACGCGGTCTCTTAGCTCCTTATATGTCACCGCGAAACATGGTGGGCTAATGACAACAGCGATCACAACGCTACGTTCAACTTTGGCAACTGCCCTAACTAACGATGGGGTCTGGCAGGTCTTTTCCTTTCCGCCTGCCAGCCCTATCGCTAACTCAGTGATCATCTCTTGGGATGATCCAATGCTTGAGCCTCAAAACAATCAGTACAACTCCATTGCTCCACAGGCCAACTTTCGCCTGACAATGGTTGTACCCCTATTTGATAACAATGGAAATCTCATTGATATTGAAAACTTTATTGTGGCGGTCTTTAACAAACTAGCTACATCAAATCTCAACATCAAGGTCGGAAGTGTCGCAGCTCCATCAGTCTCGCCTAACGAAACTGGTCAGATGCTCATGGCTGAAATGTCAATCTCAATACTAAGTAGCTGGGGATAACACATGACGATATACACAAAAGTGGAACAAGATTTTTTGGTCAAGATTGGCCAGATTACAAAGGGAGAAGCAATCGCCGCTCCATCAACTGAGGTAACGAAGGACGAGGTTAAGTAATGGCACTACCAAGCGCAGGCGGCGTGTTCTTTCAGAATAATGCTGGCTTCAAGATCGTTAATACAAGTGGTGGATCTACATACATCGACCTTACAGATCACGTCACTAGCATCACTGTTAACCGTACTTTCGATGAGCTAGATGTAACAGCTATGGGTCAGACTGGCCACGCTTTCATCGCTGGTCTGGAATCCTCAACTATCAGCATCGATTTCCTTAACGATGACTCGACATCTTCTGTCATGCAGACTCTTAATGCAGTCGTTGGTTATGTCGTACCTTTCAAGATCGCTCAGAGTGTTTCGGCTATTGGAGCCAACACTTCTACAGCAACTATCAGCGCAGCTAATCCGCTGTACTCAGGATCAGTCCTTGTCAACAAGTTAACTCCTGTGGCAGGCAAAATCGGAGACGTAGCTGTGCAAAGCCTGACCTTCACTGTTTCAGGTGCAGTCACTGTGGCCACATCAGGCACATGGTAAGAAACTAACAAAGGACAAATCATGGCTATCTTTTATCAGAATTATGCAGGGTTTAAGATCTCTGTTGACGGCACTACTTTCGTTGACTTAACAGATCACGTAACCTCACTAACAATCAATAAGACACTTGATGAGCTAGATACAAGTGCAATGGGTACAGGTGGACACACATTCATCGCAGGCCTTGAGTCATCAACTCTTTCAGTCGATTTCCTTAACGATGATGCAACTGCATCAGTCATGCAGACTCTTAACACTCTTGTCGGTACTAACGCCAAGTTTAAGGTTCTACAGACAACAGGTACAGCAATCAGTGCAACTAATCCTGTCTATACAGGACTCATTCTCGTTAACAAACTCACTCCAGTTGCAGGAAAGATTGGCGATGTAGCAGTACAGAGCTTGACCTTTACTGTCTCAGGAACTACTGCCACTGCCATTACTGGTACTTGGTAACTAACTAACAAAGGGGCTAACAATGGCAAAACTAACAATAACAAGGGCTAACGGAGACGTTACTGAGCATGAGATAACTCCAAGCATTGAATATGCTTTTGAGATTTATGCGAAGAAGGGTTTTGCTAAGGCTTTTGCAGAAGATCAAAAACAGAGTGACATCTTTTGGCTTGCTTGGAAGTGTTTGAGTAAGACAGAAGATGTACCACTGTTCGGAGAAAAGTTTGTAGATAGTTTGGCTAAAGTCGAAGTCGGGTCATCTGGCCCAAACTCATAGAGCGCAATTCATTTACCTACCTCATAGCTCAACTATCAGTCAGGTTACAAATTGCGCCTAAAGACTTAATCGAACTAGATGCTGAGATGCTCAACGCGATCATCGACGTAATACAACAGGAAGCCAGGGATCAGGAAAATGCCAGTAGAAGTAAAAGGTCTCGCTGAGGTCTTAGCTGCTATGCGTAAGTTTGAGCCTGACCTTGCCAAGAATCTGAACAAAGAAATGCGCGCGGCAATGACTCCCATTCAAAAGGATGCACGCGGCCTAGTGCCTAATGGCATGACAGGGCTGACTAACTGGGAGTTTAAGACAACAGGTAAGAAGATCACAAAATCCTCGAGTGCTTTTGCTACTCGTGAGTTTCCTAAGTTTAATGCTGGGATCGTCAAGGCTGGCATCAAAATATCTACAGGCCGCACTAAGAAGAATAAACAAGGGTTTGCTACCTTCTATCGAATTACAAATCTTTCAGCTGCTGGTCAGATCATGGAGATGGCTGGTCGTATCAATCCCAATGGTCGTCCTAAATCTAAAAGCAATAACCCTAACGCTGGCGATTGGTTCATCCATCACATGCACAGCCAGTTAACAGGGCCAATGCCTAGACGTGGTCGTGTGCTCTTTGAAGCTGCCGATAAGGATCAAGGTAAGACAATCGCCAAGATGATGAAGGCATTGCAGATCACTCTCAAGCAGTTTGAGACTAGATCTCGCGCTCAAGTGTTAGGCACAATCAAGTGAGTAGATCCGTAGTAAATGTAGATTTCATTGCCGAGTACAAAGGTGCTGGCAAGTTAACTCAAGCGCAAAAGGATATGGCTCATTTAAGAGACGGGGTCATGCGCTTAGGTAAGTCTTTTGCAGCTGTCTTTGCTGTGCATGAGCTAGTCAAGTGGGGTAAGGAATCACTCCAGGCTTTTGCTACTAATGAGAAGCAAGTAGCTCTCTTAACTAATACTCTTAATAATCTTGGACAGGGTTTTGCTGCATTAAGTGTTAACAAATACATAGACAGTATGGCTCTTGCTACAGGTAAGACTAAAGAAGAATTGATCCCAGCCTTTCAAGGTTTGTTTATCGCAACAGGTAATGCAGCTAAAGCCCAAGATGCTCTCAAAGTAGCGATGGATGTCTCTCAAGGCACAGGTAAAGATTTAGCGGCAGTGCAAGTAGCAATTTCAAAGGGTTACCTGGGTAATACCGTTGCACTGACTCGCTTAGGTGCTGGCCTTGATAAGGCAACGCTAAAAACTGGCAACATGGATCTGATTATGAAGAAACTAGCATCGACCTTCAAAGGTGATGCAGCCATCGCAGCTGACACTATTCAAGGCAAGATGGATCGACTTAACGTAGCGATGACCGAGGCTAAGGTAACTATTGGATCAGGACTCGTACAGGCACTTACTGAGTTAGGTGGTGCAGGTGGCTTCCCTGCCGCACTCAAGGGTATTCAAGATTTTGCTACAGGTATCAGTGATGCAATTATTGGCACAGAGCGACTGATAAAGATTATTGGCTTTTTTGTCTATAACACTAAAGGCACTAATCCAATTACTCAGATGAATGAGTTTAATAAAGCCAATGCTAAATCGGACATGCTGGCACGTCAGGTCTATGGCGGCGCAGCTGCTACTAAGTATCAGGGTGAGGTTGCACTAGCTACGGCTAAAGCAAAACTCAAAGTAGATCAGGCATCACTCAAAGTCATACAAGATGCCAAGAAGGCTACAGCTGACAAGTTAGCAGCTGAGCGTGCAGCACTCTCACTCAAACTAGCTGGCTCAACAGTGGACATGCAAAACATCGAGATCCAAGCAGCTCTACAACGAGGACAAACAACAGAAGTTAATAACGTCCTACTTCTACAGCGAGCCATTATTACTGGCAATGCAGATCAAGCCAACATCTTGGCGCAAGAAGTCCTCAAGGCTAATGGTTTAGTCATGGACGTTAATGGCAACATTTCAAACCTTGCCAGTGCTAAAGACCCATTCGGAGATTGGCCAGCAGCATCAAAGGCTGCAATGCTGCAATTGCTTGCTATTCAAGCTGAGTTAGCAAAGATCCAAAGTAAGACCATTACAATTACTGTCAATACAGTTACGACAACAAGTAGCGGCGCAGCTGTTACTGGCGGTGGATATTCAAATCGCACAACTCTCGTACCGACAGAGTTTATTCCGCTCATTCCTAAAGACGTTGCAGCTAAAGCCTCAGTCGATGCTGTTATTGAACTCAGCGATGCAGCATCAGCTAGAGCAGATGCAATTGCCATGCTTCTCGATGCTCAGAATGCACTCGATGAAGCTGCATTTATGGCTTCATCTTTATACGTAAAGCCTACGTCTAGCGTTACATCCAATGCACCCATTGCCACAGCAGCGGCTATTCAAAGCGGTAATCGTTATGCTGCTCAAGCTGCTAATGCAGCTGGGGTCACGATCACAGTCGTCGCAGCTCCTAACGTCATCGTGGATACAACACAGGATGCTTCTACTAATGGCACAGCTGTCACAGTCAATCGCTTGGCTCCCCTACAGATGTACTCATCATCATGACCTATCCATTTACCGTAGTCGTAACCTTTGACTTCTCCACTGGCCCAACTTTTGGTTATCCATTCGTACTCGATGATCCAACATTTGGAATCTTGGGAACTAACGTGCTGGCCGACTCAGCAACTAATGTCGTAGATATATCAAATCAAGTAACAGGTATTTCCATCAAGGGTGGATATAACTTACTGACAGACCAGTTTGAGGCTTCTACCTGCATGCTCAGGATCTATGACCCTAACGGCATATGGAATCCACAAAACACTGCAAGCCCTTACTACGGCAAAATAGTGCCT